TGGGCCGTCATTTTGGCATGTTCAAGAAGCACAACGAGCAGATAGGCCAGACAATAGCTGACATATGGGCGACGGTCAATGATGACTGAGATCGAGCAAAAAAGAGCAATAAAGCAGAAAATGCTGGGCTACCAGCAGGACCCCATGGGGTTCATGACCAACGTGCTCAGTCTCAGGCCCGAATACGTATGGCCCAAGATGGTCGAGGTCGCAGAGGCTGTCCGCGACCACAAGATGGTCGCGGTGAGGGCCGGGCATTCGGTGAGCAAGACTTATACCATGGGCCGCATAGTGGCCTGGTTCAAGACCTGCTGGCAACCCAGTACAGTGGTGACCACAGCCCCGAGCGACGCCCAGGTACGCGGCCAGCTCTGGCGTGAGGTCCACGCAGCGGTGGCCGGTTCCAAGGTCGATCTCGGCGGCAAGCTCAATACTCTGCAGTGGGATGTCAAGCCCAAAGACGAGACGCTGGCGACTCTATCGCCCGAACAGCGAGAGAAATGGGAAAAGAACTTCGCTATCGGATTCTCGACCAGCCCTGACTCTACCAGTGAGAATGCCACCAAGATGCAGGGCTGGCATAATGACTGGGTGTTGGTGGTCATTGATGAGGCTGCCGGGATCCACCCGACTATCTGGCGCACGGCTGAAGAGTCACTGCTGACAGATGACCAGTGCAAGATCGTTGCTATTGGCAACCCCACGAATCCGGACTGTGAGTTTGCCCAGGCCTGCCACAGCTCTGATGAGGTCCTCAACGAGGGTAATGCCCCATACATATCTGATCGCGGCTGGTACGTAATCACCATCGCTGCCACGGATACACCCAACTATAAGGCCCGTAAGCGGCTGATCCCGGGCCTGGCGTCCTACGAATGGGTCCAACGGATCATCGAGAAGTATGGACCTGACGGTGACGGCACGCGCTTCCGCGTGAAAGGTCTGTTCGCCAGATCAAAAGAGGGGACATATTACGGGCGCCTGCTGACCAAGGCTCGGGCCGAAAAGAGGATTGGTGAAGTGCCCTTTAACCCGGGCTCCAAGGTTCATACCTTCTCTGACACCGGTGATATGTACACCGGGACGTTGTTTGTGCAGTTCATCGGGCAGCAGATCCGCCTAATCGACGAATACTGGGACTATGAAGGCCTGGGCATGCCGGCCTGGGCCAAGGCCCTGCAGAACAAGCCGTATGTGTACGGCTCGCACTTTGTCGGACCTGACGTAGATCCCGACCAGGGCGGCAACGCACGCAGCTTTCAAACTGGCAAGACGACTATGCAGGTCGCTTCCGAGCTTGGTTTTAATCTGACGTGCGTGTGCAAGCACTCATTTGACGATGGGATTGAAGCCGGGCGCGGTATCTGGCCCAGTGTGTGGATCAGTAAAACGCACTGCGACTACACAATCAAGGCCCTGGCCGGCTACGGCAAGAAGAAAAACGCTGCCCTTAGCACCAATAACGAGACCGTGTACCACGACCAGCCGGCCAAGACCTGGCACCGGCACCTGGCCGACGCCTGGCGGCATCTGGCCATGGCGTACCGGTTCATGGAGATCGACGACTTTATCCTGGGCTACGAGGGGGCTGTGCCTGTTTGGACAGATCCCGTAGACGCAGGCGTTCAAGACAGTGAGTTAATGAGTTTATGAGGTAAGACTATGGCGATCACGTTAACAAACCAAACCCCTGTCGATCTGGATCAGATCGTTGATCTGCGCAGCAAGACGCACTGGCTCGTCAACTTCATGACGTCCGACAGTACGGGCAACGAGATCATCCGGGCCGATCCCGGGTCCGGGGCCCAGTTGGTTCTGTCCTGGATCCTGATCAACTACCCGTTCGCTGACACTGTTGTTCTCAATGAGGACACCACAGCGATTCTAGGGCCGTTCACCATGACGGCGACCAGCCCGCCGTTGTTCCTGGATTTCCGGGACAGGCCGTATCCTCTGGCGTTTAACACTGCCCTGCAGATCGATACAGGTGGGGCTAATGTGATCACGGGTGTGGCTGCGGGGTTCACGGTCTGATGAGATACGTCGTTCAATGTATCTGTGGTGCCAAGACGGGCTGCCTGCCGTGTACCGGCAAGGGCGTGATCGTACAGCCTCCGCCGCCGCCGAAGGCGTATCCTGGCGCGTGCGATCCGTCGCCATTGACTCAGGACCAGCTCAAGCGGGCCCGGACGTGCTCACAGTGTGGCAGGCAGTTGGACGATAGCAGGGGGCAGTACATCAGGGCGCCGCAGCGGCCTGAACAAGTTGAGAATCTATTGAGTGTGACAGGGGCTAGTAATGGGCTTCTTTAAATCATTTGAGCGTAGCATCAGGCCAAAACGCGTGTTCAAAAACGTGGGGCGATTCCTGGACAAAGAGGTCGGTATCGATGACCCAGGTGTGCGCAAGGCTGTGATTATTGCCGGTTCTGCAATCCTCGGGGGTGGGATTGGCTCGGCCTTTGCCGGTGGCGCTGCTGCTGCAGGCCTTAGTGCGGCCCAAGGTGCTGGCCTTGTCGGGGCGGGAGCAACTGCTACGGCAACGCTTGGAGGCGTCTCTGGCGCGACCCTGGGCGCTTTGGCTGGTTCGACCGTGGCAATCTCTGGCTTGACTCCGCGTGAAGAAGGGGCAAACCTATTGCCTGTGCTTCACCCCAGTCCCGAGACGGTTTCTAGGCGGTTCGCCTCTGGTGGCCTCTTGGGCCTGCGCAGGCTGCGGGGCGGTCGGTCAAGATCAGGCGCAACCGGTGGTCGTGGCCTGTTGAGGCCTGCGAATATCCGTAAGGCGTCTTTGTTGGATACGTTGGGATGAAGAGACGCGACTTGATATCAGATGGAAAACGCAAATTAAAGCTGCGTACAAGAAACAGAGAACTTGAGAAAGTCCCGGCAGTGAGAAAGTGCCTGGATTATTGTAAAGCACAGATACAAGATAATATAGAGGCAGAACGCATCGCATCCAGGCGTAGAGGATTGGCCAACCTGATAGACTAAGATCTGGCCTAGATGGTGGCGTAATAAGTTCTAACAGTTGTGAAACAGGTAGAACGGTATGATTGACTTCAAGAAATTCGATAAGACGTTCCCAACACCCAACGCGCGGGCCGATGCTATATTCAAGCACCTCGCCAGTCTCAAGGACAAGCGGCATCCGTTCCTGGCGCTGTGGGATGTCGAGAATAGACTCTTCCTTCCTCGTCGTTACGATCTCCTCCGGCAGGATCACCTGCGCCACGACCGCCCGGGCCAGCAGTACGGCGCCCAGATCTACGACGGGCATCCAGCCAACGCAGCCAATAAGTTCGCCCTGGGTATCCTGTCCTACATGGTCTCCCGTTCAACGCCCTGGATGCGACTGGTGCCGGCCAAGCGGATCTTACTGGAGAATGACGATGTCAAGAAATACTTTCAGAACGCGACAACGCAGGTCCTTTGGTCGTTCAACCAGAGCAATTTCTACGGCGAATCTGTCTGGTTCACCAAGGACGCTACTGTCACGGGTACGGCGTATAACGTCGCGGAAGAGAACCTTGAGACGGGGGCTGTCAACTATCAAACCGTTCATCCTGGGGATTGCTATCTAGAAGACGACTGGTCGGGCAAGGCAGCGATCTTTATACGGTTCCCGGTCATGCTCACTGCCATGGCTGCGGTCGATAAGTTCGGGGCCGATAGCCTTCCGGCCAAGGTAGTCCAGGACGCCCGCGGTATCAACAACGGCAACCCGTTCAACAAATCAAAGTACATGATGGCGGTCTATCGCAACAATGCGGAGGTCAAAGGCAGTATCCGTCCCGAGGACATGCCCTATAAGGTGTTCTGGATCCTGGTCGGCGATCAGCCCAGGGCCCTGACAATGGTGCAAGAGAGCGGCTGGCAATGGTTTACTCTTACCTGGCGCATGGGCAAAGAGAGCGGTCAGTCCTACGGGACTTCCCTGGCTGCCGACGCGCTCACCGAGGGCCTGCAGGTAAATAAGCTCGGCCAGAAGACCATGGAAATGGCGCACATGGCGGTCAATCCGCCAACGGTCCAGCCTGAGACCTTGAGGCGGCTGTTGAACCTGCGGGCCGGCGGCCGCACGTTTACCCCTAAAGGCACCAGTCCTGACTCCGTGCGTGAGGTGTTCGGCAATAACAAGTGGCCCATCGGCGACGCGGAGATGGAGCGGATCCACAATAGCCTTGACGATAAGTTCTTCATCCGGTTCTTTGAGATGCTTACCTCTCGGGATGTCCCGGCCAATATCACGGCCTTCCAGATCCAGCAGATGGTCTCGGAGAAGGCCATTCTCATGGGGGCAATGGTCGGAGCGTTCGAGCAGGAATACCTCAAGAACGCTATTGACATTCAGTTCGCCCATGAAGAGAAGGCCGGTCGGTTGCCGGATCCGCCGGACATCCTATTCGAAGACGGCCAAGGGCAGACCAATCTGGATATCGCGTATGAGGGGCCCCTGGCCAAGATGCAGACCACGCTTCTTGAGTCCAAGCCGATCCTCGACGGCCTGGGCCTGATGCAGGCTATCGGTAATATCTGGCCGAACTCCCTGATCAAGGTCAATGAGATGAAGCTGATCGAGGACGCCGGTATTAGCGTTGGTATGTCTCAGGACCTGTTCAAAGACGATAGGGAGGTTGTTGAGATCATGACACAGGTAAACGCCCAGGACGCACGGGAGCAGGAGCTCTTGGAAGCCGAGTCGGCTGCCAAGCAGATCCCGGCACTCACCGGCGCTGTTGACGAGACTTCAATATTGGCGAATGCAGGATAGAAGAAGATGCCGGCAGATTGCCAGCATTCCGTTTTCTTGGATTACAAGAGGTATTTGCGTACAACGAAAGGATATTTACAGATGGCCGAGAAAAAACAAAAGACACCAGAGCCGCAACCTAAGCGAGTAGTAACGAGCACGCGCGGCGATCAGACAAAAAAGGACCCGGGCATCCAGTCGGCGCACAAAGACCCGCCTGGTGTCAAGCGTGACCGTGATGGGCTGCTCTATCGCCCGGATGACTACATGAAAGAGGACCTGGCCTCTGCGTCCACCAAGATGACGCCCGACGAGCCGTTGACCGATAACGAGATCGTCGCGGTCGAGCGTGAGATCCGCCGGTATGTTGATATCAAGGGCGGCTTCAAGGCGAACATCCCCCAGGAATCAAAGGACCGTTGCCGGGCACTCATGAAAAAGATCGGGCGTGGCGATCAGAAGACCCCGCAATGGGATCGTGCGGTGGTTGTTCCTGGTATGGAAAGGTACTAATGGCCACTGATAAGGATTATTTTGACGCGCTGTATTCGACCGAAGCCGGCATGGCCATGTATGCCGAGCTGTGGGATATAGTGGCGTCTATGCCTGTCGAGAGCCCGGACGACGCGGTGAGGAAGCTGGCACGGTATGACATGCTCCTGGCTATGCGTGAGAGGGCTGGTGTGCATATGGGAGTTGACCTGATCCGAGCCGAGTCGGTAGTAGCGACGCACAAAGAACTAGAAAAACAACGCACAGATTTATTGGAGACCTAATGAGTACGAAGTTATTTTCGTTTATGGTTACAGTAGCGGGGTTGACCACGTTATTAGTGTTGATCCTTTTAGGGGCGGGCTGCCAGTCGAATCGGCCGGCACAGCAGAATCCTTACGCATCGCCCTTATCCGAGCAGATGGGACCGATCACCGGCACCTGGACGCAGGTGTACGACTGCAACGATCTTGAGACTATCCAGACGTGGAACATAGTTCTTTTGCGTCAGTCACTGGCGCAGATGCAGTCAGGTCTCGACGCACTTGAGAAGATGCCTGATCGTCTCGACGCACTTGAAAACGCACTTGAAAAGGAGAAACCCGAATGAAACCAATTCATCCATTGTGGCCGATCTCGCCCTGCGCGAGGTTTGAAGGCGACGGCGACAGCGACGGCGACGGCGGGGGCGGGGGGATCGCCCTGGTCGATGCTGAAGGCAACTTTACCGACGCTTACCGTACTAACCTACCGACCTACCTCGGGGACTCTCACACCGACTACAAGGGCCTGGACGACGTCAAGGGCATAGCCGGCCTGGCCAAGTTCGCTGCGGATAACCATGTAGCGGCCCGGGCCAAGCTCGACGGCCATGTGAAGATCCCGGGCGAAGGTTCCACGGATGAAGAAAAAACGGAGTTCCGTACGAAGGCCCTCACTGCCTTGGGCATGGTGCCTCCGGAGTCTCCAGAGGGTTACGAGTTTGCCCAGCAGGAAGGGGTCGAGGCGGACGCAACTACAGACGCCAAGCTCAAGGGCATCTTCCACGCTGCAGGCGTACCCAAGGCCATGGCAGAGACTCTGGCCGGTGAGCTGACAAAGGCCAGTCACGAGAGCCAGCAGGCCGCCCAGGTCCTGGCTGACCAGGCCTTTGACGCTGAAGCGAACAAGCTCAAGGCCGAATGCCCGGGCAGTGACCTGGCGGTTTGTGGGCGCGAGGCGTTTAACGCGATCATGGCAATGTCGTCTCTGGACGATGCGACTAAGGAAGAGATAAAGAAGGCCGGACTCTACGATCATCCCGACGATTTGTCGAAGTGGCGGGAGCTGGGTATAGCCCCGAACAACCTGCGCATGTGGCGTGAAATCGGTACTCTGACCAAGGGATCGCGTAACGAACGCGGCGAGGGCCATGGCGGTGGCACTGACAGTCCCCTGGCCAGGGCCAAGCGTGACTATCCTAACTCGCCTGAACTGTGGCCAAAGGAGTAAAAAGGGGATTCTATGATCCAGGAAAACAACGAACCCCAAGACACTGAAGAGCCGAAACCAGATCCGAACAAGACGTTCTTCTCCGACGATCTGATCAAGACGTTCTATATTGTTCTGCAGCAGATCGGCGGGGTCTGTGCGACCCGTCAGTTGCTGGACCAGGTGCCCGAGGACTACCTGGACAAGATCATCTGCGGCTACGACGAGAATATGAAGGCCTTGCGCATTGAGGTCAAGAAAGACAGGAAACGAGGGATCATAACACCCGGCAAAAAAATCATTACCAATTAGACACTACAAAACTAGCCTACCGAGAAATCGGCCTAGTGCTTTGAGGCGAAAGCAGCCTCCGGAAAATGTATCCGTTAAGTACTAGGGAGCCTGGAAACGCCAGCTTACTCCCGTAAATGAAACATCATTTTAGGAGTAAGAAATATGGCAACTCTAGCAAGCGGTTCCAGGCTGACTATAGCGGAACTCCTCAGACGTGAGACCCCAGACGGGCGACTGGCTGATATCGTTGACGTGCTATCGCAGACCAACGCGATTATCGTTGATGCCACAGCCATTGAATGTAACAACGGCACCTATCACAAGGACACGCGCGCAGCGACCGAGCCCACCGGTAGCGAGCGTGCATACGATCAGGGTGTGGCAAGTGAAGCGGGCGTCACCGAGACGGTCGTTGAACCCACTGCAATGATCGATGGCCTCTCCGAGGTCGATGCGGCCAAGCTGCAGCATACCCCGGACCCCCTGGGCGCCAGGAGCCAAGAAGACGGCTTCTTCATGCGTGGCATGGGTAAGACCTTTGCCTCTCGGCTGTTCGACGGTGACCGTGCGACCAGTCCCCTCAGGATCAACGGCATTAACAACCGTGCGGACTACAATGCGTTGTCCAGTTCCTACACCTACGACAACGGTGAAGGCTCGACCGCGGATGACACCAACTTCACATCGATCTATCTGGTGCAATGGGGCCCCAAGCAGGTCAATCTGATCTACCCGCGCAACGACGTTCTCGCTGCCCGGGGCGGCGATGAGATGAGTCACGGGATCTCCAAGCAGGACTTCGGGCGTCAGATCATCGTTGATCCGAACGACTCGACCAAGAAGTTCCCGGCCTGGCAGACCTGGTTCGAGCTTCACTTTGGGCTGTTCATTCACGATCCGCGTAAGATCCGCCGACTGTGCAACATCGCTACCAGTTCGATCAATGGAACGACTTACAAGTCCTTCCATGAAGATCACATGATCGACATGTACAACGACGCCCTGAACGACGGCGGTCTGGAAGGTGCAGTGTTCTATGCCAACGCCACTGCCTTCGCTCAGATCCAAAAGCGGGCGAACATCAAGGGCAATGCCCACTTCACCCAGCAATCTGAAGGTGAAGGGCCGTTCGCCCACCAGGTAACGCGGTTCTGGGGGATCCCCGTGCACCTGGTCGCACAGATCACCAATACCCAGGCAGACGTCACGTAGTCTCGTCGGCCCGGGCGTAATCGGGCAAAACGAACAACATCCACAAATCTTTAAGGAGATAACAAATGTGGGATATTAGAACTTGTTTCACCTACGCCTATAGCGCAGGTACTGATGCAGATTTCTTCCAGACCGTTACCGGCGCCGAAGAGGTCTCGACCAATGTAATTGATCTGGACTCGGCCGGACTCGACGTCGGTGGCTCCAATCCGCCCTGGTGGGTTCTCAGGGTAGGCACTGTCTTTGCGAGTTGTGCCTCGATGGAGTTCAAGCTGATCTCTGCTACGGCGGCCGATCTGACTACGGGCGTTAAGGTCCTGCAGAGCATTCGTGTGCTTGCAGCCGAGTTAGTCGCCGGGGCCCTGATCGTAAACCAGCCCCTGGGTCACTGGAGCTACCAGCGATATCTGGGCCTGGAGATCACACCGTTCACCAACGCCACGACCGGAACGATTATCTCCGGCCTGATGACCGGTCCTGATCCTGCCGTTACTGACATCGACATCGTCGAAGCCGGCAGCTAAGGATCGCTGAACCATCAACACTACTTTCATGAGAAAGGAAAATATCATGAAACGATATATGACGTTGTTTTGTGCGTGCGCCTTGCTACTCACTTGGCTACTGCCTGTTGCCGGATGGGCGGGGGCGACGACTGTAGACATCGCGCGTAAGCCCACTGCTGAATGGTGGAGCGGTTCGACCTTCGACCCTGCCTGGCGTTGGGCCAAGGAGATTGACGGCCTTGTTGCCGGCGGGACCGCGGTGGGGACTGGCAGTATCTTCT